CTCATGGATCGACGCTGATGACGTTGAAGTGTGGCTAGGTTTCGCGCCGGCCACCACAAACGACGTGACCTACCTCGAGGAATGCACCAACGCCGCTAACGACTGGTGCTATCGGCGACGCCATAACGCCGGCTACAACGACAATCCGACGGTGGCCCCCAGTCGTGACGTGAAACAAGGGACCGTCATGTATGCCGGTGCCTTGTATCGGGAACGTGGGTCGGTTGACGGGTTCCAGTCGTTCGAGTCGATGACACCGGCCCCGTTGACATTCTCGATGGGCCGTATCTTGCAACTACTCGGGTGTAATCGCCCACAGGTGGGATGACATGACCAACAAGCGCATAACCGAACTCACCGCCCTGGACGGGGACGACGTAGCTGACAACGACGTGCTCGCAATCGTCGATGTGTCGGATACGACGATGGCCGCGTCCGGTACGACAAAGAAGATCACCGTCGCGGAGCTGGTCACCGATTCGGCTATCAACAACCGGTTCGTCCAGTCGTCGGTATTGACCACGAACGACGACATTCTGACCCGTGCCGCAGGTGTCCCGGCCCGCATCACACGGGCCAACCTGGCGGCCGACGCGGCGTTCACTGGTGCTTTCTGGCCGAACTCGACGACGGCCCTGACCGGTGCAAACCTGGCGAACGGTGACAAGCTCGCTGTGGTTGATGTCGGGTCGCCGGATGTGCCGAAATACATCACCGCTGACGAGCTGGCGCAAGGGTCGCAGTTCTCCAGCAGGTTTGTGCCGAAGAGCGGGGACGTGTTGGGAGTTTCCGCTGGAGCGATGGCTCCTGCTATTGGTTCGCCAACGCTGAGCGGTGGTGGAGGTAGCCGATTCGGTTACTGGCTGCTCGACGCTTCAACTGCGGAATCACTCGGCGGCTCGATCGTCATTCCTCCGTGGTGGTCAACTTGTCATGTGGACATGCTCTACAACCATTGGACTGATGGCGGCACAGGCGACATTTACATGGATTTCCACTATTTGAGCGCCACGAACGACGATTCCGCGTTCAGTGGTTGGGCAGGTCCACTTTTCACGACTCATACCGTGACAACCTGGCGCTTGATGAGATATGTACGTCTTGCCACGTCAATCACCGTCGGTGGCGGTGAAATGTTGATGTTCGGCGTGCGTCGTGTTGCAACAGATGCCGCAGACACGTTTGCGTCTGATATCCAAGTCGCAGGTCTCGTGTTCACGAGAGCGTCATGAGCGACCTTCGCATCGCCCAGGTCGTCTATAACGCCGACACCGGCAAGATCGAGTTTCGTGTCCCGCTCGAGGACGGAACCGGTGACCATGTGCTGGCCACCGTCAAAGTCACCTCCCCACCACCCGACGAGGACGCGTGAACTTCCTCATCGGGCTGTTCGTCGGGGCCACGATCGGCTTCATTGTGTCGGCCCTCATGGTTGCCGCGTCCGATGCCTGACTCACCGATCCTGCTCGAGAACGGTTCGGACGTTCTGCTCCAAGACGGTGATCTTCTGCTGTTGGAACGCGGCGTCGAAGGCATCTTCCGCTACAGCATCAACGATGTGGTCGCCGTCCTCCAGGCCCTCCCGGTCACCGCTGTCACCGACCCCCGTAACGCCCGACCCGGCACCGTGTTTGTGGAGCTCCCGACGTTCACCGTGTTCACTCAACACATCGCCGACGTCACCATGACATTGCGTGTGCTGGGTGCCCCACCAGGCAACACCGACGCCGCCAACTGGATCTTGCAGATTGTCGACCTCATCATGGACTCGGACCTGGCCGTCATCGATGGCCGACCGACGATGGCATCAATCGGCCAGCAAGACCTACCGGCCTATGATCTGACTATCCGCCTCGCATCTCGCCGTATCTAGGAGACTTTCGAAATGGCCACCACGACGCATCTCACGAACCCGCACGTCACAATCGGCGCTGTCGACCTGGGCGACCAGTGCACCGCCGCCACGCTCCGAATCGGCTATGACCAGTTGGAGTCGACCGCGTTTGGTGACACCGGCCGCAAGTACGTCAAAGGCTTGGCCGACGTGGAGGTGACGTTGACCCTGTTCCTGTCGTACGGGACCAGCGAAGTCGAACCGACCCTTGAGAGTGTCGTCGGTGACGGGGACACCACCATCATCATCAAGACCACGAACGCCACCGAATCGGCGTCGAACCCGCATTACACGATCACCAACGCCATGCTGGCGTCGTTCACGCCGATCAACGGCACCGTCGGTGAGCTCGCCACCGTCGATGTCACGTTCACTGGTGGCACCTGGGCCCGCGACGTCACGCCCCCAGCCTGACCCATAGAAAGCCCCGACCATGCACAATCGAACGTACCGACTCCGGTACAGCGACGGCACCACCGTCGATGTCACCACCACCATGTCCGCATGGTGCGACTGGGAAGCCGCCAACAACCGTTCCGCCATCGACGGTGTGCTCCGCATCCGAGACCATTTTTGGGTCGCCTGGAAATCCTGTATGTCTCGCGGCATCACCGTGGACCTCCAATTCGAAACCTGGATCAAAAAGCTGGATGGCATTGAGGTAGTCGCGGACGAAACAATCCGCCCTACCGACCCGGCACCCACCGCCGGCTTCTAGCGGAACTGTTGGTGGCGGTCGGCTGGTGGCCGCCATCGGTCGATTTCGATCTGGCAGACTTGAAAACAGTCACCACGATCTTCGAGGAACGGGCCCGTGACCAGCAACGTGCGCGGCGTTAGAGAATCCATTGTCGCTCTCCGCAAGATCGACCCGCAGCTACGGAAACAGTTCAACCGTCGCGCCAACGACATCGCCCGACCAATCGTCCTCGAGGCCCGCCGACGGTACACCCAAGTCCCGTTGTCCGGCATGGCCCGCACCTGGGCACCACGCGGCCGTTCCCTGTTCCCCTTCACCGTGTCGAAAGCCCGTTCCGGTGTACGCGTCAAAGTCGACACGTCGAAACGATTGAACCGTGGACCGGCCCGCCCGGTCGGCATCGTCGCCGTCAAACAAACCAACGCCGCCGCCGTCATCTTCGACATGGCCGGCAAAGCGACCGACAACAACCTGTCACGGAATCTGTCGGCCCGTTTCGGTGAACCGTCGCGTGTGATGTGGCCCGCCGCCGAATCGCAGCTACCGGAGGTGCAACGCCAAATGGTGGAGCTCACCAACCAGGTGGAACGGTTCGTCCAAGCCGAACTAGCTAAGGTCCGATGACATGGCGATCACCATCCCCATCGTTACCGAGTTCAAAGACGCCGGCCTTCAACGCGCCGAACAGAACCTTCAAGGGTTCTCGGGTCGTATCGAGAAACGGTTGGGCAACGTCGGTATGGCCGCTGTTGGGGCCGGTGCCGCTGTCGGTGGGTTCGCGCTCAAAGCGGTTATGGATTTCAAGGACTTGGCGCTTGAGTCCGGTCGGCTGGCCGACGCCACCGGCTTGGCCGTAGACGAAGCGTCCCGTTGGATCGAGGTGTCCGGTGATCTGAACATCGCGTCATCGGACATTCAGACCGCCATCCTTCGGATGAACAAATCCATCGGCGACGGTGGACAGGCGTTCAAGGACCTGGGTATCGAAATCTCCCGCACCTCCACCGGCCTGGTCGACAGTAACCAGACATTCCAGGATGCGGTGACCGCTGTCGGCGCGATCGAAGACCCGACAATGCGCGCCAAGGCCGCACAAGAAATCTTCGGGAAGTCGTACGCCAACATTGCCCGCCTCATGGAAATGTCTGCCGGCGACCTCCAGGAAGCGTTGGCGTCAGTATCGGATCAACAGGTCATCAGCCCTGAGGAAAGACGCCGCGCCGAACGCCTCGATGCCGCACTGAAAGACTTGAAAGAACGGGCCGAAACATTGAGCCTCACCTTGGGTGAAGCGTTGGTGCCAGCGTTCACGTTTGCAGCGGAAGCCGCCAACGACTTTCTCGGCAAACTGCGCGACCTACGCGAGGACGACTTCTGGGGCCCGTTCCTTCGCTCACTACCCGAATGGGTGTCTTGGTATCAGGAACAGTTCCGCGAGACGTTCGGGATCGAATCAACGAACACGCTCGAGCAACACGCTGAAGGATTCGTGACCGTCGATGAGGCCATGGGCATGGTCGAACAACGCGTCAGCGAAACCGATTACGGCCGACTACGCGAAGAGCTCGGCCTGGTCGAAGAGGCCGTGTTCGACGTTTCCGGCGCGTTGGACACGTTGCAAAACAACATTGACGAACGCAAAGCGTGGCGTGACTTCCGCACCACCCTGTTCTATTTCCGCAACGACATGTTTGTGACGACGGAAGAGGCCGACAAGTACGCCGAAGCACTTGGCAACATCATCCAAAACCTTGACAGTGTCCCCGACGAAACCAAAACGACGTTGCTGACTGAACTGGACCGGGGGGAACTGGATTACGTCCTCAACGCAATGGACAAACTGAGTCAAGGTGTCGTGATCCCAATCAGGCCCAGCCCCACGAACATCGGCCTCCCCCAACTGCGCGGTAACCCTGCCGCCCCGACAATCACCAACCAGGTGCCCAACGTCCCCACCATTCAAGGCCCGAACATCGGCCTGCCAATCAACACCCAGTCGACCGACACGATGACCGTCAACATTTCAACGTCCGCCGACCCCAACGAAGTGATCCGCGCCATTGAAACGTACCGGCGACGTAACGGCACAACCGTCGTATGAGCCTCATCCCGTCCCCAACGCAGGTGCTTGTCTGGTTCGACCTGACCGCCTCCGGTAACGACCTCGGCCCGTTCGGTGTACTCCTCGAAGACCTGGACGCTGTCCTGCTCGAGGACGGCGACAACCTCAACCTTGAGAACGATGTCGGCACCGGCCTCGGATTCTTCACGCTTGACGATCCCGTCGCCGGCCTGCTCGACGGTGACTACGTCCTGGCCGGTGACATCGCCCAGGACATCACTAGCTACGTCCAATCCATCAGTGTGAATCGGGGAAGATCAGCCCAAATCCTGTCCGATATCCCCGCTGGCCGATGGACGGTACGCCTACACAACGAGTCAGGCATCTTCGACCCGTTCAACCCTGACTCCCCATACGCCGGCAACCTGGTGCCCGGCAAACGGGTACAGATACTCACCGACGATGTAGTGATCGCAGAAGGGTTCATTGAGGACTGGGATCTGTTTTGGTCCGTCAACGGCAAGGCAGACGCCCAATTCGACTGCACCGACGCCCTCGCCGCGTTGGCCGGCATCACCCTCGACGACTGGTCCCCGGCCTCGCAACTGTCCGGAGCCCGCATCGCTGCAATCCTCGATCGGCCCGAAGTCGATTGGAACGCCGGCCGTGACATCGACACTGGTGCCGTCACCCTCCAGGCCGACACGGTCACCGCCGGAACCAACGCATTGAACTACGCGCAACTGGTTGCCCGTACCGAAGGTGGGAAGCTGTACGCCACCCGGCTCGGCGACATCCGGTTCCAGGATCGGGCCGAAACGTTGGCGGAGCCCGGCCCGGTCGCGTTTCGTGACGACGGCACCGGCACCCCATATCGCCGTATACAGGTCACCTACGGTTCGGAACAGTTGTTCAACGTCATCGAGTTGCAACGCATCGGTGGCACACTCCAAACCGCAACCGACCCGACCAGCGTCGACCGTTACCGGCGTCGCACGTTCACAGCGTCGGGCCTGTTGCACAACACTGATGAATCGGCGTTGGACTCAGCGAACTGGCTGCTGACCTACTACTCGTCACCGGTGATCCGGTTCTCGAGTATCACCGTCGACCTGGCCGATGATCGGATCACACCAGCGATGCGTGCCGACATCGTCGGTTTAGACATCGGTGACGCCGTCACCGTCGAATTCCAACCGACATCGACCGCGACCCCGATCGAACGGTGGGCTGCGATCGAAGGTGTCGACCATTCGATCGAACCCGACCGGCACACCATCACCTTCCACCTCGGCTACACGATCGAATCGGGCACGTTCCTGCTGCTCGACGACGATGTGTTCGGGCTGCTCGACAACAACGTCCTAGGATTCTGACATGGCGAAATACACCTTCAGCGTCGGCGAGAAACTGACGGCCGCCCGCACCAACAACTTCTGTCAAGAAGGTGAGGTTGCGAACAGTTCGCTGGTCACCACCGCCGGCCAGCCTGGCGGGGCTTGGGTGTCCTACACGCCGACCGTCACCGGTATCTCCAACACGACCGCTACTGGTGCGTACATGCGTCTCGGGAAAACCGTGTTCTTTCGTGCCAAGGTGCTGCTCGGCGCATCATCGTCGGTGACCGCTACGCCTGAGGTGTCGCTTCCGTTGGCGTCGGCTACGAATGTGCCCTCGAGCGCGTTTGAGGTGCGGATGGTCGACGCAAACGTCCTGTTGTGGTACTCCGGTCAAGGTGTTGAGGTGAACGCCGACGCCGTGTCGATCTACGCGCTACGCGACCAGGGTTCCACCACCACCTACTCGTACGGGGTCGCCGTCACCTCGGCTATCCCGTTCACCTGGACAACCTCCGACTACATCGAGGTGTCCGGCTGCTACGAAACCAGCGCAGCATGACCGTCCGGTATCCGACCGGCTACGGCACCCGCCTGGTCGACCTCGACACCCTGTTCAGCCAACATGGGATCGACAAGATGCACCCCGAATACGCACGCCGGCTACGGGCCTGGATCGTCGCACAACACGGTCATATCGGCATCGGCTCGGGTTGGCGTGCTACCGGAGCCCAACCGAACAAACCGGGGTTTGCACCGGAAGGCAAATCGTTTCACCAGTCGCAACAGTTCCGTTCCGGCCTGGTCAAGTTTGCTGCTGTCGACCTGGTGGCCCGTAACGGCACCAATCCGCACCGGTCACCGAACTGGTCCGAAGTACCAGCTCGAGGATCAGCCGAAGCGAAACGGTGGGGTCTGCATTGCAACATCAGTTCGGAACCGTGGCACATGCAACCGGTCGAACTGAACGGTTGGAACACCTGGCGTCTGCTCGGCCGACGCGACCCGGCACCTGCCTACCCGATCCCCGACCAGCGACGCACACTCAAACTCGGTGACCACGGGCCCGATGTACGCATGGCCCAACACATCATGGCCACCAAAGCCGGCCAACCAATCCAAGCGGACGGCCAGTTCGGGGTTCGCACCAGAGAAGCTGTCGAGAACGTGCAACGGTTCTTCCGTCTGACCGTCAACGGCACCGTCGACGGCCCGACCTGGGCTGTTCTCGACTGGTTGAACGCTCAGTGACGCCATGCTGCCCACCTGGACAGACACATTGGCCGGAGACCTGCTGACACTCGGCGTCCTGCTCACCGCCGCTGTCGGTGTGTGGCGGGTCGGTCGCCGCGTCGTCCTGTTCGGTGACCGCCTCGAGCGTTCCATGAAAGCTGTTGAGCGTGAGCTCCGCCCGAACGGTGGCGAATCGCTACGCGACCGTGTCGACCAGCTGACCCACCAACACGGCTCAATCATCAACAAGCTCGAGCAAATCGAAACCCGAATCGGAGGGAAACTGTGAACCACTACAACAAAGCCATCGTTGCGATCGCCGCCGGCCTGGCTGTCGCCGTGTCTGTCACGACCGACGGCAACGTGTCGACCAACGACGTGTTTGCGATCCTGTCGGCTGCTGTCGGGGCTCTCGCCGTGTTTGCGGTCCCGAACCGCCCAAAAAACTCTTGACATAGGCGCCCGATGGGCGCATGGTGTCCCTGCCTACTTGACCCGACCTGAAAGGCAGGCACATGCACACATCACACGCCACCTATCGCGAGGACCGGCCCGACTTCCGACGCGGCGGCTCCCCGACCACCTACTGGCTGGGTTCGTTCATCACGTTGCACATGAACGACGCCGAACTCCACGAGCTCCGCCTCCGCATCGACCAGGTCGATGACGTTGTGAACGGGCCGATGAAATGACCCAGGCCCCGCTCTCCAACGTCATCGCCCAAATCTTGACCGTTGTCATGTTGGGTGTCGGTATCACCGGCATCGTTCGTGACTGGTTCAGGGGGGATTGATGCGAACCACGATCAACGAGCTCGTCGACGCACTCGACAAGTGGGCGGACCAACTGTTCGACGTGATGGACACCCAGGTCGGCCACATGTTCGGTGACGAAGAATGGCCAACCGGATCGGTCACGATCACCGTCGATGTCCAACTGTTGGACTCGGTGCACTACTGCATGGTGAAGGCCGGCACCGCCCTCGACAAGCTGGTGAGTGACAACCAGGACTTGCGGAACGAGGTGCGGACCCTGCTGTCCGTCCTCCAGGCCCGTGGAGCGTTCAACAGTGAGCAATAAACCGAACCTGGACGGCTACGTCGATGTAGCCCAACGCCTCCGCCTCGCCCTGTTGGCCCACCCGAACCTTCGGATCGTCGAATCGGCACCCGAAATCCGCCACGTCGGGGACCGTGCATTCCTCGAGGTGAACGTGACGGTATGGCGTAACGAGGACGACGCCCAACCCGTCAACGCTCACGCCTGGGAACCGTTCCCTGGCCGCACCCCGTTCACCCGTGACTCGGAAATGATGAACGCCGCCACCTCGGCCCTCGGACGGGCTCTCGGCTACATGGGGTTCGGCATCGACCGTGGCATCAGCACCGCCGACGAAATCCGGCACCGCCAAGACACGCCAGACGCCCCATACAGGCCCGTAGAAGCCCCTGTGAGCGCCGATCCCGTGTCGGATGGACCGTTGCCTACCCCACGACAGTTGGACACGTTGCACGCCATCTGTCGGGAACGTGGCCAAGACTTCGCCCAATGGACGCCGGCCACCGCCAAACAAGCATCGGAGTACATCGAGGCCGTGAAGGCTCTACCGAAGGTGCGTGGGTGATGCCGATCCGACGTTCACCCCGCCCGATGACCATGTTCACCGTGGTCGCCAACCGGATCATCGAAGACCGGAACCTGTCATGGAAAGCCCGTGGCCTGCTCATCTATTTGTTGAGCCGGCCTGACAACTGGGAATGTCACACCGCACACCTGGCAAAGATCGCACCCGACGGCATTCACACCGTTCGGAGCATCCTGAGCGAGCTCGAGGACGCCCGCTACATGGTCCGCCGCCGTTTCCAAGACCGTCACGGCCACTGGCGAGTGATGACCACCGTCTACGACATCCCCTATGTGGAAGACCCTGTGGACAAACTCGGGGACAACCCGAATCCTCATGCGGACTTTCCTCATCAGGAAAACCCGCACGTCTATAAAGAACTGACTCCTAACAAGGACTTAAAAACATCGTTAGAAGTAACTACAAGAGAAACCCCGCTCGTCTGTGCACACTGCTCCGGAACAGGCTGGTATCCCAACCAGGCCGACCACCTCGAGCACTGCGGCGAATGCGACGGTGCCGGCCTTATCGACTGGTGGGAGCGCACATGAGACAGAAAGAACCCCGCCTGCCGTACGCCGGCCTCGTCGAATGGTTGGCGTTGAACAACGACATGGACCAAACCGGTTTCCGTAGCGTTGCGAAACTGACCGGCCAGTCGGTGCGATGCCTGGTCGAATGGAAATCGACCGGAATACCGATGTTCTCCGGTGACAAGCTCGCTGTACGCCTCGGCACACACCCCGGCAACATCTGGGACGAATGGTGGACGCAATGACCTGGGACGGATACACCTACTGCATCGACTGCGGATGCCGGCCAGCCGAACACCAACGGCCATTCGCCATGATCGACGGAACCATGATCGTCGAGCTCATCTGTCACCGATGCCACGACCTCGAGCACCAGGACGCCGGCCATGAGTGACGACATCGTGACCCGACTGCGACGCTGCCCAGAACAGTTCCCGCCGTACTCGGTTCGTACTGACGCTGCCGCCGAGATCGAACGGCTGCGTGCCGTAGAGCGACGCTCCCACGACCTGTGGTGGCTCGCCTACCACCACGGTCCCGTCACGCTGACGGTTCGAGGTAGTCATGAGATGTATCGAACCGTGACCGTCGACGGCATTTCGTACAACGTCGACGATCCTGCCGATGTTGCCCTTCTGGAGGCCCGCCGTGAGCGGTGATCGTTTGTTCTCCTTGATACAAGGTCGCATCAAGGAACTTGCCAGCGAAGCAACAAGAACCAGTTGTGATACCGATGAGCACTGGATGGATCGCCATGAAGCCAGAGTCCGTTACTCGGCACTGTTCGATGCGCTGAAGATCATGAATGACGTTTGGCTGGAAGAGGAGGCCCGCCGTGGATGACGACATCGTGGAACGGTTGTCCGATCCTGGATTGTGCACGTGCGGTTTCAATGAGTGGGAATGCCTTCCCTGTGCAGCAAAGGCCGAGATCGAACGGCTGCGTGCTGAACGTGACGCTGAGCGTGCGCTCGCTGACCAGTTGGCCGATGCAATCTTCTCAGCGTCCGTTGAAGAAGCAATCGAAAAGACTGACGATGCCCTAGCCGCCTATGACGAGGCCCGCCGTGGCTGAGCATTGGATGACCCAGGCCGTCTGTCGGGACACACCGCTCGAATGGTGGTTCGACCACCCCAAGACACCCGAAGGACGCGCCAACATTGTCCGAGCCCTCGCAACATGCCTTCGATGCCCCGTACGCAGCCAATGCCTCGAATGGACACTGCGGGACATATACCCCACCGACGCCGACGACGTAGGCGGAATATGGGGAGGAACCACCGCCGCCAGCCGACGACGCATCCGATACGAACGCATCTATGCCCGCCCGTACATCTAGCACCCAATGGAAAGCCATACGGGCCCGAGTCCTGTCCGAAGAACCCGTATGCCACTGGTGTCACAAAGCAACCGCCACCGAAGTCGACCACCTCATCCCCCACGACGCCGGCGGAACAGAGGACCGCGACAACCTCGTCGGATCATGCAAACCATGCAACTCGAGACGCGGCGCTAGATACGTCAACGCCAAGAAAGCCGGCCGGAAAGCCCCAGCGGTTTTTGGATCGCACACAACCATGCCCCCGGCCCCTTTAGCTTCCTATCTCTCTCTGATTGAGATGGATTCGGCCCGGTCATCGTTGGCGGCGATGGATGGGTGGGATGGTGGCCCGATTCCGCCTCGTCTGGTGACGCCCACATTGGGGGGCGAGGATTACGCCGACCGAATCGCCCGGTTCGCACGCGATCACCTAGACACCAAACTGTGGGACTGGCAGTTGGCGATCCTCGCGGGTGTCACCCAGCACCAGGACGACGGGTTCAACCACCGCTGGTCCCTGTATTCGACGGCACGCCAAAACGGCAAGTCGAAACTGATCGCCGCGCTGATCGGCTGGTGGTTGACCGAAGGCCGGCTGGTGCGCGAGGGACCGCAACAGGTGCTGTCGGTCGCCCACAAGCTCGACACCGCCGAACAGATCGCCTACGAACTGTTCCCCACCCTCGAGCAGGCCTACGGGTTCGATGTGTGGCAGTCATCGGGCCGGATGATCGCCCGCCACGACGACGGGTCGATGTGGCGTATCCAATCCGCGACCCCGAAAGCCGGCCACGGAACCACCAACGACCTGTTGGTGGTCGACGAACTGTTCGACGTCGACGAGCTGGTGTTGAACAGTGGGCTCCTCCCGACGCAACGGGCCCGGCCGAATCCGTTGGCCGTGTTCTGCTCGACCGCTGGGACGGACAAGTCGGTGGCGTTCCGACGGTGGCGTGACCGTGGACTGAAGGTCATCAACGACGGCAAACCTGACCGCCTGTTCTTCGCTGAATGGTCACCACCACCCGGTTCCGATCCCGGGGACCGCCGTGTCTGGCACCTCGGTAACCCGGCGCTCGGCTGCGGTCATCTCACCATGCAAGACCTCGAGGACGAATGGCGTGCCCCCGACCGCGACGCGTTCATCCGTTCCGGCCTGAACATGTGGATCGCCGCTCACCTGTCGTGGATTCCTCACGGTGTCTGGGACACGTTGGCCACCGATGATCCGATGCCAGACGGCGGATTCCTCGCGGTTGATTCCGACCTGGGGGAAGCCGGCTACGTCGGTGTTCGTGCCGCGCTCCGCCCCGACGGCACCATCCAAGTCGCCCACGAACTGTCGGTGGACCGGCTCGCGGACCTGTGGCCGGCCGTCGCGGAGATTCATGCTCGAGGACGGCCGGTCATCGCGTTGACACCGGGCCTGGCGTCGGTGTGTCCGCCACCGCTGAACCAGTCGACCGTCACGGTGGGCCGGATCGAAATGCAACGGTTCACTCAGCTGGTGCGTAACACCGTGTTGGAGCGCACGTTGGTACATGGCGGTCAAGCCATGTTGTCGGAACAGGTCAACCGGGCCGTGCCGGTGTCGGCGTCGGGTGCGCTCACGTTGTCGTCCTCCAGGTCTCCCGGTCCGATCGAACTGGCCCGGTGCATGGTGTGGGCCGTCGGACTCGCGTTGAAACCGTCGACGCGTGGCAAACCTGAATTCGGGCGCGCCCGGTGACATACTTACGGCATGGTGGCCCGCCGTAAGAAGATCACGGAACCCGTGTTCGCGTCGTCTGCATCCCCCAGTGTGAACGCTGCTATCGGCAACGCCAACCAAATCGGCGCGCTCTACGCCTACTCGGTCGGGGCTGGCGTGGAGCGCGCCTTGTCCGTCCCGACCATCTCGCGAGCCCGTGACCTGATCGTGTCGATGATCGGATCGCTCGAGCTCCGCCACTACGGCATCCAATGGACCGGCGAGAACGAAACCACGATCCCGTTGCCACCCGAAACGTGGATGCGCCGCCCCGACCCGACCGTCACCCGCAACTGGATCATGGCCCAAACCGCCTCCGATCTGTTCTTCTACGGACGCGCGTTCTGGTATGTGACCACCCGCTACAGCAACGGGTTCCCGGCGTCGTTCAAGTGGCTACCAGCCGGTTCGGTGACGACACCGGACCAGGCCGGCCCCCAGTTCTACGGCCAATCCCAGGACGTGCAGTTCCTCGGGCAACGGCTCCGCACCGAAGACGTGGTGCAGTTCCTATCCCCGATCCAAGGTGTGTTGGGGATCGGTACTCGGATCATCGACATTGCGATCCGTCTGGACACCGCAGCGAAACGATTCGCTTCGAACGAGATCGCAGCTGGCTACCTCCAACAGACCGGTGGGGAACCTATGTCCGGTGACGAGCTGGCCGCCCTCGCGGCGTCGTGGTCGGAAGCTCGAGCAACCAACGCGATCGGTGCGTTGAACGAATTCGTCAAGTTCGTCGAGTTTGACAGTGATCCGAACCGGTTGCAGTTGATGGAAGGCCGCGAACACGCCGCCCTCGAACTGTCCCGACTTGCGAACATTCCGCCCTACCTAGTCGGCATCCCGACCGGAGGGATGACCTACCAGAACGCCCAGCAGGCCCGACAGGACTTGTACCTGTTCGGTGCCCGCCCGTTCATCACCTGCATTGAAGAAACCCTCAGCCTCGATTCGGTGCTTCCCCGCAACCGGCACGTCCGATTCGACATCGACATGTGGTTGGAAGCACACAACCTCGAGCTTGAGCCCGTACAACCCGCAACGGAGGTTCCCGCGTGATCCGCCTCACCGCCACCCAGGTCACCGTCGACGCTGCGACCAGCGACCAGC